ACAAGCGCGGCGCATACGATACCGCCAACGGCCACTATGCCATTGCTGCAATAGGTAACAAGCGCGGCGTTCGTTTGGGTAGTTATGGCGACCCAGCCGCCGTTCCAGAATACATATGGGAGTCGCTCATTGCCAAGTCTGATTATGTTACCGCATATACGCATAACCCTATCAATCCTATGCCTCATAAGATCATGACAAGCGCCGACAATGCCGCACAAGCCCATAGCGCATGGGACAAGGGCGAACGCACGTTTCGCGTTATCAGTGACCTTGCCCAGATTATCAAAGGCAAAGAGGTCTTGTGTCCTGCTAGTGATGAGGCGGGCAATCGTGCCACTTGTGCTGCATGTAAGTTATGCGGCGGCAATAGCGTGAAAGCAAAATCCGTGGCAATCGTGGCGCATGGCGCAAGTAAACGTAAAGCAAAGGAATTAGTCCAATGAATAGCGACACAAGGAAACATGGTAGCCCATACGATAGAGGCGCGGCTGACTCATACTATGGCCGCCCATTGTCTCCCCACTACTGGCCCAATGGTACTTACAAGGGATATTGTGTGGAGAAAGGCGAGATGACATTGTCACAAGTGAAGGAATATTACTTAGGCTATTATGACAACGAGTCAGCGGGTAACTTTAAAGATTGGGGAGATGAATAATGATTAACGATAAATTGAATCTGTTAGCAGAATATGAGGGCCACGCTAGTCCTATGGATATGTTTGAATCTATAGGGCTGGTGGATAGCGTCCCCGCCATATGTATGAATCCCGAGTGTGATTATACAACCGACATGGAACCGGACATGAGCAAGGGCTGGTGCGAGTGCTGCGACACTAACACGGTAAAGAGCGCCTTTGTATTAGCGGGATTCATATAATGGAGTGGCGAGTCTATATTATCGCTTGTGGCAAGCGCCAACACTACTATGCAACCTCTAGTAAATCTGAGGCACTCGATAAACTAGCGGTATTGGAACGGCGGCACGACTCCCGCTATCAATTCGAGATAGAGCCGCACGTTTTCTAAGGTACATCCCACGCTTTAACATTGGCCCCGCTTTTGTGGGGCTTTTGTCTTTTTGTCAATCGTTTAACCCATGGAATTGAACGGGCGTTCAGTTAATGAGGCGCAGTTTCAGACTGGCGAATCACTTGCGAGATGTGGGCGCAGCCCTTATCCTCTGTCAAGTTTTTCTTTTGTTTACTCACGTTTTATTACAGTTTTGCACGTTTTTGTAACATTTGATCACATTTTTGCTTGGGACCCTTGACATTACGGGCGAATCATGCTCGATGGGGCGTTAACCACACATGAATCCAAAACCAAAAATTACTTTTGCCCTACCCACCACGTTCAAACGGGCGTTATATCTGGAGTACCCACGAAGGTATATATCGGCGGAAATCCGCTTACGTCATCACAAATTGTTACAAAACGGTAACATTACTCACGAAAATACGACAAAAAACAGAAAATACTTTTGTTGTAAAACAATCGATTGTAAAATAGTTGACAAAAAGTGAAAATAAAGTGAATAATATTCTGAAATATATCCCTATAGTAATATGAGAGAGAGAGTAACTTAAGTTTTAACGTAAATTATTACCACTACGATTTATACTACTAAGCTATATAACGTAAGTCATAACTATAGTTACTCCCCTCAAGAATTACCCCTACTAGTTAAACCAAGAAGTATGTTCCCATAGATATAACTTACGTTGCAAGGTTCTTGCCGATTGACAGTAGGTGGTAATATCGACTACCCACTTAAGTTACCCTAATCTTGTCGTTAATAGCCCGTAGGGCGGAGACTATCGTTATGATCGCAGCACTACCCTACAGTAAATTAGTAGAGAAGCACATCTTGGACTGTATCCAAGGTGGCATTGGTATTCGTCAAATGATTGCCTCAATGCAACACCTACAGGATGCCCCAAAGTCTTTATCCACTATGTACAAAATCTATGGGTCGTTCATTGAGATGGAACGAGCGAAGATCAATGGTGCTGTCGGTAAGAAGGTCATAGACCAAGCCTTAGATGGTGACTTCAAATCACAAGAGTTATTCCTACGATCTAAAGGTGGCTGGAGTCCAACACAGACTAACATTGAAGTTGAGCAAGAGACTGACCCTGAACTAGACGAGAGTGCTACTGCTACACTTATGTCGTTACTTGGATACAACACAGATGCCCCCGAAGAAGAAACAACCTGTACCTGCGAGAATGATAACTGCCGATGCTCTTAGAGGATTACCTCAGAGTAAAGTTAAGGACATCTTCGATCAACTAGGGCCACTCAAGACTGAGGAACTTAAGCATGACTGGATGTTTTGGGCGAGGGATAACCAGCTTGAGCCTAACGATCCCGATTGGAATGTTTGGTTTATTAATGCAGGTCGTGGATTTGGTAAAACTCGTTCTGGTGTAGAGTGGGTACGAGAGAATGTTAAACGTGGTGTCAAGCGTATAGCTGCTGTAGCTTCTACTAACTCAGATATTGAACGGGTTATGGTCAAAGGTGAATCTGGTTTCCTATCGGTATGCTGGAAGAACGATAGAACTTACAAAGGTAAGAAGATGGGGTTCCCTGAGTGGTCTCCAACTAAGCGTACACTTACATGGGAGAATGGAGCGCAAGTACAGTTCTTCTCCGCTGAGGAACCTGAGCGTCTCCGTGGTCCACAGTTTGAGTTAGCATGGTGTGATGAGACTGCTGCTTGGAACAAGGACATGGACACTTGGCAGATGCTACAGTTTTGTATGCGTCTGGGTAGACACCCAAGGATTATGGTTACGACTACCCCTAAGCCAACTAAACTTATTCGTCAGATACTCAAAGACCCTAAGACTGTAGTTACCTCTGGTAGTACCTTTGATAACTCAGCCAACCTAGCTACAACATACCTCACTGCTGTTAAAGAGCAATACGAAGGGACTAGACTAGGTAGACAAGAGCTTTATGCTGAAGTCCTAGAAGAAGCTCAAGGAGCCTTGTGGACTACAGTTATGCTAGATGACTGTTCAGTTAAACATGAGGCAGTCCCAGACCTTTCCCGTATTGTCGTTGCACTTGATCCCGCTGTTACCTCTAACGCTGAGAGTGACATGACGGGTATTATTGTCGCAGGTATTGACATTAACGGTATCGCTTATGTCCTCGGAGATTATACCGATAGGTTATCACCACAGGGTTGGGCAGCTAAAGCTATTCAACTATATCACCAATATGAAGCTGACCGTATTGTAGCGGAGGTTAACCAAGGTGGTGATATGGTCAAACAGACTATTCACGGAGAAGACCCTAGTGTACCATACAAAGCTGTTAGAGCTTCTCGTGGTAAGTTTGCTAGGGCTGAACCTGTATCAGCATTGTATGAACGTGGGTTGGTAAAGCATGTAGCTAATCCCCCTGATGGGTCTTCGTTGAACGAATTAGAAACACAAATGAGAACATGGGAACCACTAGGGTCGATTGGTTCCCCAGATAGACTTGATGCCTGTGTATGGGCAATTACAGACCTCTCACTTAACGGATATGCGAAACCCAAACTGACCCTCGCTTACTCAAGTGCTAAGGGACTTTCACAGAAATAATAATGGAACCTATCTCATGGTTAAGAAGCTCTCAGAAGCCAAAGCTAAGGCAACCCTTGGTGTAGCTGGTGATAACACACATAACGGTCAAATCCGTGCTGATGAGTTTCTCCCTGAACTGCGTGGCAAGAAAGCCATTCGCAAGTATCGTGAGATGCGTGACAATGATAGTACCGTTGGTGCTGTTATGTATTCTGTTGAGCAAATCCTTCGTGATGTTGACCTTCATGTTAACCCAGTTGACGAGAGTGATGCAGCTAAAGCGGAAGCTGACTTCGTTAAGAGCGTTCTTGATGACATGGATCATACACTAGATGACCACATTGCTGAAGCCTTGTCGTTTCTGTCGTATGGCTTCGGTTGGTTTGAGGTTATCTACAAGAGACGTGTTGGCCCTAACGAGCGTTCTGACAAGAAACATTCTAAATATACAGACGGACGTATTGGTGTACGCAAGATTGCTGCCCGTGCGCCTTGGACTATAAATAAGTTTGACGTAGATCAAAAGACTGGTGATGTTCTAGGTATTGAGCAATCAGTCGGGCTTATGGCAAGTAAGAACTATATCCCACTTAATAAGTCCTTGTATTACCGCACTACCTCAATAAATGGTGATCCAAGTGGCCGTTCTATCCTTCGTAACGCTTATACTTCTTACGAGTATCTTAATAATCTACAGTCAATTGAAGCTATTGCAGTGGAACGTGAGCTTGCTGGTATTCCTGTTGCCCGTATTCCTGCTGAATATCTTTCTGGGGATGCTTCTGTGGCGCAGTCAGGCTTCGTCAACAACTTGCAGCAAATCTTACGAGACGTTAAATTCAACGAGCAAGGTTACATTATACTGCCATCCGACACCTACCCCGATAAAGATGGAGCGCCTTCCTCCACAAGATTAGTTGACATTGAGCTTATGGCATCCAATGGTAAACGCAACATTGACATCAATCCAATCGTTAGTCGTTACCAGCATGACATTGCTCGTTCTGTACTTTCTGAGTTTCTTCTGCTTGGTTCCTCTGGGGGTTCATATGCTCTCTCCAAGTCGAAGACAGACCTGTTCCTCCGTGCGCTTGAGAGTTACATCCAAGCAATCGTTGATGTTCTCAACAAACAGTTGGTCGAGCGTCTTTGGCAGTTGAACGGTCTGAATTATGACCTGATGCCAACTATCGAAGCTGGCGATGTTGCTCCACATGACTTGCGTGAAGTTGCTGCGTTCTTGCGTAACCTCAATGGCGCTAACATTGATGTGTCCTCGCACCCAGAGGTTGTTAAAGACCTTATGGACATAGCTGACTTGGAGTATGACCCTGAAGTTGGTCGTTCTACTACAGATGAGGAAGAAGCATAATGGCAACTTTAAACAACAGAGTCTTCGACAATGGACTTTCAGTATTAGACACTGAAGCTAACCGCTTGGACATTACCTCTCAGGAAGCTACAAGCTATACTGATGCTACCTCCACATCTACTTTAGGTAACTCATCTTCCATTTCCATTGCTGCCCCCTCAGACAGGTCTGGTGGTGGTCGTGAGGTAGTTGTAGCTTCCATAGCTGATGCCTCAGTTACAGGTAACGGTACAGCCACTCATTATGCAGTGGTTGACACAGTTAACTCCCGTCTTCTAGCCACAGGTTCTCTTACGGCAAGTCAAGTAGTTGCCTCTGGCAATACCTTTTCATTAGGATCGTTTACTATCGGTATCCCTGATCCTGCATAATAAGGTTATTTAATATGACCAGCAGGATTTTACAGGAAGACAGTGGCTTAATTCTCACGCAAGCCAGTGAACCTATCATAAACGAGAACTTTATTGGAGCTAACAGTTTTTCTACTGGCTCCCCAGTTGTTCAAACCTCTGCAATAACTCAAGTCCATGCGATTACAGCTACAGATGTAACGTCTGGTATTCCTACGGTAGGTAGTTCAGCCTTAACTCAGGCACATGGCCTAAGCTGCACCAACATAACTACAGGTGTTGTCTCCATACAGGCAGCTACGATTGCCCAAGACCACGATCTAACCTCTGATATAATTGTCACTGGTGCGGCCATTGTATCAAGCACAAGTCTAAGCCAGTTATATGACCTAAGTGCAGTTAGCTTTATCACAAGTTCTCCTGTTGTAGCTAATGCCACACTCACAGAAAATGAGACAAACACCGCAGTTCCTATTCTGACTGGTGTACCAGAAGTTAACCCTACAGCAGTAACTCAAAATAATGTACTGTCGGCTAAGAGTATCCTTACTGGCAGACCTAACGTAGAAGACGCAAGAGACCCTAACTTAATACTTGAACAGGAAATAGATCAGATGTTTGGAGGATGGCAGAGACGTACATACGAAGTACCAGATGGTCGCCTAGTTCAGTCTGAGCGTGAGATACAGTCTACTTATGGTGATGTCGTATCTATCGACAAGAAAGCTAAGTCTCTCCTAAAGTTTGGCAAGTCAGCCCCATTAACTACGAACTCTCTACAGACCGTTTGGACAGTTGGTGGTAATGAAGTCTACATATCAGACGATGGCATCACTCACATCTCTTCCTCATCTGCCTCTGACACACAAGAGATTAGAGTTGAGGGTCACACAATCTCAGGTAACGATCTAACCTTTGTAGTGCAGACTGTGACCCTTAGTGGTCAGACTTCCGTTGCACTAACTACAGGTCTCGCAAGGGTATCCAGAATATCCAACAACAATGGAACTGAGCTTGTTGGCCGTGTGGTTGTGTACGAAGATACAGAGATAAATGGTGGTATTCCAACAGACGCAAATAAAATTCACATCGACATTCCTCTTGGCTTTCAGCAGTCTTTCAAAGCTGCAACATCCTTCAGTAAAGAAGACTATTATGTAATGACAGGTTTCTACGGTGCCGTTAGCGCCAAACAGTCTGCCGCAGTGGATTTTTACGTTGAGGTAAAAGAGCCTGATGGGGTATTCTTGCAGAAGGCTTGCTTTACTGCATCTTCATCAGGTGGAAACTCTGATATAAGTCTTGACCCCGCAATTATCATACCAAAGAACTCAGATGTTCGTGTACGTTGCGAAACATCAGACAACAACGCTGTCGTTTTTGGTATATTTAAAGGTTATCTAGCAAAGGTTACAGGATAATGTCAAAGACTGGTCTAAAGAATAAAATGGAAGAGCATAACAAGAAGTCTAAGCATAAAGTAACTATGCGTATGCTTCAAGCTGTGTATGATCGTGGGATTGGTGCATACAAAACTAATCCATCAAGTGTTCGCCCTAATGTAAGTTCCCCTGAGCAATGGGCTATGGCTCGTGTCAACAGCTTTCTCAGGATTGTAAGTGGCTCTAAGTCAGTTAACCACGATAAAGACTTGTTACCCTCATCACACCCCTCCTCAAGTAAGAAGTCGGTCGATAAGGCACAATACGCCAACGACATCTTCACCACTGAGCCAGAAGCTATCTCTCGTTCTATGGACTTGGGCATGGGTGGAACTACTCACGTTTCTGACTACGATGGTCAAGCTGTGTACATGC